AGTACCGCCAGGTCGAAGCACTGATCCCCTATGCCCGCAATGCCAAGCTGCATTCGGAGGCACAGGTGGCCCAGATCGCGGCCAGCATTCGTGAGTTCGGTTGGGGCGCTCCGATCCTGATTGATGGGAACAACAACGTGATCGCAGGCCACGGCCGCTTGTTGGCCGCGCGCAAGCTCGGTTTGCCAGAAGTGCCCGTCGTGCCGCTTGAGCACTTATCGGATACCCAAAGGCGCGCCTTGATTCTGGCCGACAACAAGATTGGCGAGAACGCATCCTGGGAGGATGAACTCCTGGGCATCGAATTGGCAGGCTTGAAGGAGGCTGGCTTCGACCTGGGCTTGACCGGGTTTTCCCCAGATGAGTGGGAAGCTCTTATCGCGGGCGATGACGGCCCGAAGGATGGCCTGACTGACGAAGATGCCGTGCCCGCGGTGGGTGAGATGCCCATCTCGAAAGTGGGCGACATCTGGATCCTGGGCGAGCACAAGGTGTTGTGTGGCGATGCGACCAAACCCGACGATTTCAAGGCTTTGCTAGGTGAGGAGCTGGTGGATATGACATTCACCGACCCGCCTTACAACGTGAACTACGCCAATACGGCCAAGGACAAGATGCGCGGCAAGAACCGCCCCATCCTGAACGACAACTTGGGCGAAGGATTCAGCAGCTTCCTGATCGATGCCTGCACGAACATCCTGACCCACACCAAGGGTGCCGTCTACATCGCCATGAGTTCCTCGGAACTGGACACCCTCCAGTCGGCCTTCCGTGCCGCTGGCGGTCGTTGGTCCACGTTCATCATCTGGGCGAAAAACACCTTCACGCTCGGCCGCGCTGACTACCAGCGCCAGTACGAGCCCATTCTTTACGGCTGGCGCGAGGGGGCGGATCACTTTTGGTGTGGCGCTCGCGATCAGGGCGATGTCTGGAACGTCAAGAAGCCACAGAAAAATGACTTGCACCCGACCATGAAGCCCGTCGAGCTGGTTGAGCGGGCGGTGCGAAACAGCAGCAAGACCCGCGATCTGGTCCTCGACCCGTTTGGCGGTTCAGGATCCACCCTCATCGCCTGCGAAAAGTCAGGCCGGCGCGCCCGCCTCATTGAACTCGATCCCAAGTACGTCGATGTGATCGTCAAGCGTTGGGAAGACTTCACTGGTCGAAAGGCTGTCCGGGTGGGGGACCCAGTCGCGCAAGGCGACGCTCAAGCGAGTCTCGATCAGCCGAGCCTGGCCACGTAACGGCCATAGTCGGCGCCGGATGGATCGACATAGAGGTAGGGCCTTCCAGGTGCGTGGACTTCTACGCACAAGCGCCCGTTGCCCCAATAGCCGCCTTTTCCCATTAGCCAATCGCGAGACTTGTAGAGGTGCATGGAAAAGGCATCGAACTCCTCGTCGGTCATCTCGCGGGTCTCGGTGACGTAGACCGCGTAGTCCCCGCTGGCTGCGATGTCGGACAGGTCCGTAGGCTTGCGGCCAAAGGGCAGTCGGATACCCAGTTCTTCAACCTGCACGTCCTTGCCATCGAAGGTCAAGGTCAGTGGCTTTCTTTCAATTGTGATGGTCATTGTTTTCATGGCTTGGCTCCTGGTCAGGCGGCGCGGTAAATCCTCTGTCCATCAGCCTCCTTGGTCGAGGTGATCTCCATCCTGAGCTTTTTCTTGAAGGCGCCTGCAAAAGTGCCCCGTACCGTGTGCTGCTGCCAGCCGGTGGTTTCGCAAATCTGCGGGATCGTGGCGCCCTCGGGGCGTTTGAGCATGGCGATCACCTGGGCCTGCTTGCTGTTGTCTCGGGTGCGTGGCTTGGATCGCTCCGCCACTTCAATGATCTCTGCGAGTACTTGGGCGCTCACTGGCACTTTGCGAGGGACACCTAGGGCCTCGTAGCCTTCTGCAGTCATGAGCCAGTCTTTGCCGCCCTCGGTGATCAGGGTGCGCTTGGATAAGCCGTCGATCACTTTTTGGCGAGCACCGCCCTTGATGTTCTCTGGAAACCAGATGATCTTGCCCTCTGTGTGCTGATGGGCGTGAGTCAGGATGGCGCGCTGGGAAGGGGTGAGTTGAATGGTCATGGTGATCTCCTGATTAAGGTTGGGCGTGATTGGTTTTTGGTTTGACGCTGGCGGACTTGCGACCAGCTTCGTAGGCAGCTTCGAGCGCCGCCTTGATGCCCCAGACGCTCACGTCGTGAAAGTCGAGCCGGTCGCTGTGCTGGGTCTCCAGGGTCTCGATGAACAGGTGTTGCTTGGCGATCTGGTCGAGCAGCTGTTCGAGCTTCTTGTCTGCCTTCACTTGGTCACCGCCACTTGATGGATCTGGCGGGCGCGATCAAAGCCGACCCAGTCGCCTTTGAGATCCAAGCCTCTTGAGGCCATTTCCTCCCGGGCCAGTTGGTTGAGGTCCAACTCTCCGCGTGCCGCGGCAGCGAGGACTTTGTTCAGCGCGATCTGGATGAAGCCCAGCTCGTCGACGGTGAATTCGGTGCTTCGATAGGTCATTGGCAATTTCCTTGGTTTGTTGATGGTGTTCGTATGAACGCTCTGTTTCCAGAGGAAGCCAAGCGGAATCTCCGAAGCAGTTGCTTCTTTCTTGAATCAGTTCGAAGGCCGCTGCAGATGCCCCTAAGTGCACCCACTCCCTGCCGATATCCGGGATGCGCCGCGGTGGTAACGGTGCCCGGGTTCTGCGAGGCTCACAGGTCCTTGATTCATCGCGATTACGGGCGTGCGCGGCGTGGGTTCGATGCGGAGGCGGGCTTCTATCAGTCAAAGCAGTGGCGCTCGGTGAGGGCCATGTTCTTGCGCGGGCACCCGCTGTGCTGCGCCTGTGGTCCCAAAGGTTTGCTGGTGGCGGCCCGTGTCGTGGACCACGTGCGGCCGATCAAGGACGGCGGCGCGCGGTTTGATGTGAGCAACCTGCAGTCGCTGTGCGTGTCCTGTCACAACCGCAAGACCGCCCGCGAGTCGGCAGGGCGGTCAGTAGTCCCCCATGGGGGGGTAAATCTCTAGGGATGGCGAGCCACGATGCGTGCGCCTGCCCAAATTTTTGTGCGTGCAAATTGAACTAGGGGGGGCTCCCCCTGGATGGGATACCTATGGCCGGTCGTAAACCGCTGCCTACCAAAGTCAAGCAAATCAAGGGGACGCTGCAGCGATGCCGGACAAACCTGCGCGAACCCAAGCCAGAGGGGGACTTGGTCGAGCCGCCGGACTACATGCCCGAGGGGGCAAAAGCTGCCTGGAGATACGCGTTGGATTGCGCTCCACCCAATCTTCTCAAGAAGCTCGATATGTCGGTGCTGGAGATCTGGGCCTGCGCAGCTGACCTGTACCGAAAGGCCCAGGCTGGAATCGCTAAGACGGGCCTGCTCGTGAAGGCCCCCAACACTGGCGTGCCGATGCAGTCGCCGTATCTGGCCATCGCCAACAAGCAGGCGCAGATCATGACGAAGGCTGCAACCGAGATGGGCTTTACCCCTGCGTCTCGCTCCCGGGTGTCACTGCCCATGGAGACAGCCGACGATGCCTTTGATCCCTGGGCGGACATTGCAGGCTGATGGTCGCAAAAAACTATGCCGCGGACGCCAAACGCTACGCCGAGCAGGTGGTGGCTGGTGAAATCCTGAGCTGCCGCTGGGTGCAATTGGCATGCCAGAGGCAGCTCAACGATTTAGCCCGTTTCAAGGGCAAAGGCAGTCCGTACCGCTTTAACCCAAAGCTGGTGGACCGCGATGGGCGCAGCTTCTACCCGGCCGACAACCTCTGCGCCTTCATTGAGCGGCTGCCGCACGTGAAGGGGCCTCTGGCTGGCGAGTCGATCACTTTGGAGCCGTGGCAGATATTCATTCTGTCGACGGTTTTTGGCTGGGTGAAGAGCGACGGCAAGCGGCGATATCGGCGCTCGTACATCGAGGTGCCGCGCGGCAACGCCAAATCAACGCTGTCCTCGGCCGTGGCGCTGTACATGCTGGCTGCCGACGGCGAGGGAGGTGCCGAGGTGTACTCCTTGGCTACGACCCGAGATCAGGCGCGCATCGTCTTCGGTGACGCCCAGACGATGGCTAGGCGCAGCGCCGGATTTCGAAGCCGCTTCGCCGTGAACGTGGGAGCGCACAACATGCATGTGTTGGCGTCGGGTTCAAAATTTGAAGCCCTGTCGGCTGAAGGCTCGACGCTGGATGGCCTGAACATCCACTTTGGTTGTGTCGATGAACTCCACGCGCACAAAACGCGCACCGTCTACGACGTGGTCGAGACCGGAACCGGTAAGCGGGACAACTCGTTGCTGTGGGTGATCACTACAGCCGGAAGTAACCGGGCTGGCATTTGTTATGAGGCTCGAACCTTCGTGACGAAGCTGCTCAACGGTGTGTTTGAAGACGATACCCAGTTCGGGATCGTGTATGGGCTTGATGACGGGGACGACTGGACCACGGAGAACGCCCTGGTCAAAGCCAACCCCAACTGGGGCATATCGGTCCGGCCCGAGATCTTGGGACCTTTGCAGGCCAAGGCTATGCAACTGCCCAGTGCGGTCAATAACTTCAAGACGAAGCACCTCAACGAATGGGTCAACGCTGATACGGCCTGGATGGACATGCGCTCCTGGGATGCCTGTACCGAGCACGGGA